CGTTAAGCAACATCTGTTGCAGGGTCAGTTTCTGCAGGAATTGTTCGCCAACCGGATAAATGTCCATCACCGCGATAATATTGTCGCGGGAGACCGGGGGATCATCCTCAATACCGATCCAGCCCGTGATCTGGCGGGTGGCCAATTCATAAACAACTTGGCATTGCAGGAAGCCGTCTCGTTCCTCTTCAATGCTGAGGTCTGGGAGTCCGTCCAATGACAGACCTGAATCTTTACGATCCCGTACTTGCGCTTCCACAGCATCAACCCGCCGTCGGGCTCCTGCCTGAGCCGCTGCCATGGCAGTTGTGGTCAGTGGTGTCACCGTGACGGTGATGCCGTAGGGCAATTCAATGTCAAAAGGTTCGCTCGGTTGTTTTAAGGAGATCATGCGTAAATCGTCCCATCCAGATCGTTGACCAAGGTCACCGTCAGCATGCGACCAGCGGCCTCATTCTTGGCACCCTGAAAATCGAAACTTGCCTGAATGCCGCCAGGACCTTCCACGGCCAGTTTGGGCTTGGGCAGGTAAACTTCGTGAGCTGCGAACATGACGCTGGATGTACCGACTGTGTAACCAAACTCAAGATCCACCGGTGTGCCGCTGGTAGCAGCATCAATCATGGTGGTATCGGCAAACCGCACATCAATACGGCCAGACAATGACGCCACCGTTGGATCAGCCCCATCGATCATTCCGTCGGAACGGATGGTCTCGATTTTCTCGAGATTGTTGGAATAAGTCAGTGACCCGGATGTGAGGTTGGCGACCGCCGTGCCCGCCTTCTTGATAGAGCCCTGGAACTGGCTGATGCGGTTAAAGGCCAATGTGCTGGGTGTGCCGCCCTGGGATGTGCCATTACGGGTCTCCCCCTGGGCGATGGCATTGATGGTCGCTGCGGCAGCACCGGAGCGCTGAAAATCCAGGGCAATGGAATTAAGCACCACGCCTGCATGCATGAAGAAGGCGGGCACCTGAGACATGCCGACCTCAAGGGAATAACTGGGCAGTGCATCGACGCCCGAGACAAACACATGATCGAAGGTTCCATCCAGATTATCGGTGCTGGTTGGATCGCCAAGTAAACCTGTGAGCCAAAGGCCTAAATAGCGTGGGTCCATGGGCACCATGATATCACCCTCATCGTTGATCACATCCTGCAAGGGTGCCAGGGGATCACGTCCCTGACCCAACACCGGGTCGTCAATCAGGCCCTGTTCAGAGCCCAGAGAGACACTGTTAAATGGCATCTGAATGAAGTTCCCGGACGGCGATGTGCCGTAGGTGGTTTCTCGTTTGAGCAGCAGTGTTGCGCTCGAACCATAGGCTCGCGACATTTAACGTCTCCTGTTATAAGATTGTGATCAGCCCAAGGTATCAACCAAGGGGGCTGGTGGTTTCGTATTCGATGGTCACGATGATCGTGCCTGTCTTGATGGCCGGGGCTCCGGCCACAGCTTCGGTGTCGATATCAGGTCGGCCATAGCTCATGCCGAAGGCAAGACCACCGAGGGTGGGGTCAGCCTCCAACACAGTGCCGATGGATTGCACCAAGTTGTCGAAGGCGGCATCACGAGCGGTGGCATCGCCATCCTCGGCATAAAGCTCAATCTCAATATTATGGCTGTAATAAACGCCGCCGAAGCCGCCAAGTGCGGTCTCGGGTTCGCCCGGATCGCCATCTCGCAGCACGATCAGACCGCCGGTTGGAATTTTCTCGGGCACCGCTGTGTTGCGTTCAACCTTGGCATCCGGCACGGGTATCAGCAGTGCCTTTATGGCCTCAAGGACCTGTTCGGATTTTGAAACCATTTATTTCTCATTGCTTTAGTGCACCTATTTTGGTACATTTTAATATGACTGATCAACTGAAACGCATCCAGGCGGTTTTCTATCGATCCGAAACGGGTGCTGAGCCGGTTAGGGATTGGCTGAAACGCTTAAATAAAGAGGACAGACTGCGTATCGGAACAGATATCAAAACGGTTGAGTTTGGCTGGCCAATCGGAATGCCAACATGCAAGCCCATGAAGCACGGGCTTTTCGAAGTACGAACAAATCTTGGCAACCGGATCGCCCGGGTTCTGTTTTGCATCGCGAATGGACAAATGGTGTTGTTAAACGGCTTCATCAAAAAAACACAGAAAACGCCTCAGTCAGAACTAGACCTGGCATTAGATCGAAAACGCAAACTGGAGAAATCCTCATGAGTAAAAATAGCAACCCACATATTGGCTCCGCGCTCGACGATCTTCTGAAAGAGGACGGTCTTCTTGCCGAAGCCCACGCCATCGCGGTTAAACGCACTTTAGCCTGGCAAGTGAATCAGGCGATGGAGAATGAAAAACTGAGCAAGGCTGCCATGGCCAGGCGCATGCATACCAGCCGCGCTGCCCTTGACCGATTTCTTGATCCTGATAATCCTTCCGTCACTTTGTTGACCATGGATAAGGCAGCGGCTGTTCTCGGCAAGCGGCTCAGGGTCGAACTGGTCGATGAGGTGGCCTGAATTAGTTTGGGAGCATCTGCCTCCCGATCAACCCCGGCAATTTTCTCTCCCAACGTTTGGCTTCTAGCACCACATCCAGACGTTTCTTAAGCCGAACCTGCGGCACCATGATGAACATAACCACCGTGGTGATGCCCTGTTTCATGCGCCCGGTTTTGGTAAATGCGCCACCCTTGGCACGACGACCAACCCGCCCGGATTTATTGATGCGAACGCTATCAACCACCAGAAGTGACGGACGACCACGACGATAAACAAATCGCAATGGCCCAAACCTATGCTCCGGAAAATTGCCCGGGTTGATACGCTTGCCACCAACGCCGCGTTTTGGAGCCGCTGGCGTCGGGATAGCCAACCAAAGGCCGGACTTACTTCGTATCACCGCCCCTTCATCAAAAGTGCGAATGATCTGTGGGGCCTTGGACCAAACCAGTGCGGCGGCATCATATCCCTTGTTGGGATAAGCGCGGCTCCGCCAGGTCCGGGCCAACCTCGACCCTAATCCAGCCGAAATCACCTGTTTACGAAGTCCACCTTTGAGCCCGTCACCGGCTTGCTTGACGCCAGCCCCGACGCCGCGCTCAATGCGCTTTGTCTCGGCCTTCATATCAGCCATGAGCGAACCAACGATGGCAGCACCAAGTTTCATGCTGGTCTTACATCAAGCGTCCAGACCAGTCGTTCCGGGTCACGTACCGGGTCACCCTGAATGATGTAACTTTCTCCATCGACAATGAGCGTGTCATCGGGACGAGGCTCCAAAACGTCAGAAACCAAAACATCAAACATCGAATTACCGGTGTGGACGCGGGTGTCCCCAAAATCCAGCACTTGGTCAGCTTGTCTGGCGATTACGCGAACAATGACGGGATCAACGCCCGACCTTTGATAAACCGCCTCCCGGGCAAGGTTTGGGTCCGCAAATATACGGTTCATGGCGTCATCAAATGCATTGATCATGGCACACATAGAAAAGGCGGCCCGAAGGCCGCCCTAATCCTTAAAATATCAAAAACGAAGTTAGCCGTTCACGCTTTCTTTCAGGGCTTTACCAGCCTTGAATTTGACGGCTTTGCTCGCGGCAATCTTAATGGTCTCACCGGTTGCAGGATTGCGGCCATCACGGGCAGCACGATTAGAAATTTCAAAATTACCGAATCCAAGTAGGGCTATTTTCTCACCCTTGGTCAAGGTTTCGCTGATGGTATCAAGGACGGCGCTAACGGCGGTGCCTGCGTCAGCCTTGGAAATCCCGGCTTTTTCAGCAACGGCGTCTTTTAGATCATTAAGAATCATCGAATTCTCCTTCAAATAATGTACTAATGCCTGAACAGTCCGTATTCATTTGAAATTCAATTTGTTAGTGAATTTGCCATGACCACATTAGGAAGCTCTGAAACCACATGTGCCGTTTGCGCTGAAACCAGCGAACATACGACAATCGGAAGCACAAATTCATTTGGATCGCCGGACCTCGATTTACGTCCCCCTGAAATGAGGCGATCCACAATGGCATACTGGCTACAGGAGTGCCCGAGCTGCGGTTATTCAGCAGGCTCCATTTATGAGATCCACCCTGAAGCCAAAGCCGTTATGGAAAGTGATGCCTTCCAATCACTACGGACGGCTCCGCTTGGTGGAACGCTCACAGGGCGTTTCTTGAAAGCGTCTCTGTTAGATGAAGCGTCCAATGATTTAGGCTCCGCTGCAGATCATGCTCTTTGCGCCGCCTGGGCGGCTGATGATGTCGGCGACAATGACGGAGCCCGTCAGTACCGGGATAGATCAGCTGACTTGTTTCTCAAATCCTTAAACGATGCTGACGAGACTTCCGAAGAGACCATCATTACCAAGACCCGCTTGGTCGACATCCTTCGCCGTGCCAACCGCTGGGAGGAAGCAAAAGAAATTGCCTCTGAACTCTTGAGACAAGACCTGGATCCGACCATTCGATCGGTCATCACCTTCGAACAAGCTGCAATCGACAATCAAGATGATCTAGCCCATACGGTGGCTCAGGCAGTGGGAGACAAATAATTGCCTGCATCCATTTCTCTCCACATCCGCTTGGCTGACATCGAGCCAGAAATCTGGCGACAAGTCACAGTTCCCGCTAATTATACTTTGGCAGGCCTGCATTTTGTCATCCAGGCCGTGATGGGCTGGGAAGGCGAACACCTTCATCTCTTTGTCATTGATGGCGACCGCTATGGTGAGCCTGAGGATGCTGCCGGAGGACGGCCCATTACAGAGGAAGCCAATGTGAGGCTCTCCCATGTTTTATCGGAAGGTCACACGTTCCTTTACACCTATGATTTTGGTGACGATTGGCGACATGAGATAGATGTGATCAAAGTCAGTGATGCCATTGCCCCTTTAGCCTGCCTTGATGGCAAACGGGCCTGTCCGCCGGAAGATAGTGGCGGGCCTTATGCTTATGCCGATCTCGTGGAAGCCGTTCGAGCACCAAAATCCGCCGACCCGGAATTTCTGGACTGGGTCGGCGATTTTGATCCCGAGGAGTTTGATCTGAAGCTCGCAAACAAACGTTTGAAAGCTCTGAACAAAACGTCCTCAAGTACGCACTAAAATCAAGTGCGCTTGCCTTTCATCAACACACGCGGACGCGTGCAGATGGGAAGTGGGTTAGACTGGGCATGAAGCGCAACCCAGCGACCAAACTGAGTGTCAGGTGCCTGCTTGGCATAACGGGGCAGTCCAATGGTATTCACCGTTTCGACAAAGTCCGCCGGGGCATTGTATTGACGGAATAAGCTGGGAACACCGACCGGGAAGAAATGCGCCTTGTTGGTATCGGTAAAATCGACCGTACCAACCCGTCCCCTATATTCCTCAAACACAATGCCCGCATATTCAAACGACCCGCGAGCTTGTCCTTCACGAAGGAATAGACCGTCCAGATAGCGATCATAAGCGGTTGATACTTCGCTATGAACAACCAGATCATCAAAGAACGCTGAGCCGCAGATAGCATGGATGTGGTCATAGGGCGTTGCGCCCAGTTCATCCTCGATCTTGCGTTTGACGTCATGGCATTTCTTTTTGACCGCTCCTGCCGTTGGTGTGGCAGCATCTAGATCAAAATCTACTTCCGTTTGCTGGGTGACACCGAATTCCTGGAACAGGTCGTAGAGAACGGTGGTGCCATCGGCATCGAGAATTTGTCCCTTGATGGCTCCGATGCGCAGATGCTCAAGCGTCGCATCCAGCTTGCGCGCCATATCCTCCAGGCGATCATTCATCACCTGTTGAACACCTTCGAGCTGACTGTCCGAACCAAAGGCCCTGAGATTTTGGACTTCATCAGCCAAAATTGTGTCCTCAAGGGCAATATGGGGAACGGTCAAAGATCTGGCCCGGCGCTTGTTATGGGCGTTCTGCACAGCAGGTGCCCCACGCGCCGTGGTCTCCACAAGCGTCAGGGAACCTTCTTTTTCCTCAATAAGGATCGAAGTGGTCGCAACACCTTGTTCTCGAAACAAACCCAGCTTGCCAATACGTCCTGGCATAAAGGGAATTTTGTTGATGGAATCCGTCAGAGACACCATGGAAAAAGCATTGGAATTAAAAACGTCTAGTACAGGCATGGGCCTCTCCTATCGGACAATGATTGTGGCGGTGGCCAATTGATCAATGGCCGTCTGTTTTTGGGGGTCGGTGATGCCGGTGGGCCAAACCACCTCACCACCATGAACTTCAGCAAGCCGGGAAATAATGTTCCCGGGTGCATCACCGCCTGAGGCATCGACAGCCTCAAACAGAACGGCCACAGCGATTTCCGCACCGGTGATAGCAGCGGGGTCGACTTCCCGGTATTTGCCAGTTGCCGTGACCTGCCCAAGGACAGCCCCCGTATCCAGCGTTCGGCCGTTTAAAATGGTCACGGTTTCTCGACTAATGGATCCGTTTCCTTCAGAAACGATGAATTCGCCAGTGTGCTGGCCTTCAGTCATGACAGGCATGGGTTACTCCTCTATCGAACAGATTTGTTGCGCGCCGCATAAATCGCAGCGGTATCGATTGCAGGCTCACTGGGCTTGGGTGTTTGGCTTCGGCCTGTGGCACTGACGGCAGATGCGTCATCTTCCTCGGCGCGAGCTTCCAAGAGTTTCGTTCGGACAATTTCCGGAGATGTCGCTTTGGCAATGAACTCCGAAGCCATCTCGGGTGATCCCGCCAAGGCACAGAGCTGATTGATCTCGCTTACGTAGGCCAGCGTGGCTTTGCGTTCCTGAGCGCGGACCTGATCCAGATCGATGACGTTGTCATCCGATGGGGGTTGAGCCGCGTCTTTTGCCAGAACTTTCTCGACTTCATTTTTTGCTGGTTCCGGATTGGGTTTCTCGGTCATTTTCGTCTCCGTGTTTTCTGATGATCGTCGGGGGGATGTTTGATGGGGGAGTGATGCCAATGCGGGTGGCACTCGGGTAAACTTTGAAAGATCAAAGGTGGCAGCCATGGCGACGGGCTCTTCGATGCGATCGGCAAAGCCTGCTTCCAGTGCTTCATTGGCATCGAACCAGGTCTCTTCAGCCATCCAGTCGGTAATGTCGGATTGATCGCGGGCAGTCTTATTCTGATAAGCGGAAACCAGGCCATCACGCATCTTGTCCAAGGCTTCCGCCATGGATCTCATATCCCGAGCACTACCCATCACCACAGCCGACGGATCATGGATCATGATCAAGGTATTTTTGGGCATGACCACTTCATCTCCCGCGCACAAAATCACAGATGCAATGGAAGCGGCCAAGCCATCCACCGTGACGGTGATCTTGGCCCGGTGCCTTTTGAGCGCGTTATAAATGGCGATGCCATCAAAGACAGAGCCACCCGGACTGTTAATCCGCAGCGTCAACTCGGAGACACCACCTAAAGCTTTCATCTCTTCTATGAAAGCCTTGGCTGGCACCCCGTAGGCCCCAATTTCGTCATAGATAGTGAGTTCCGCGACGCCATCGCTGGCACGCGCTGTAAACCATGTTTTCATGTGAATTCCTTTAAGCGGCAGATGCTTTTGAAGGGGTGTCCGACTGATTTTCCTCAACCAGGGAAGAAAAATTGGCGTCTTTCTCAAACTTCAGGCCAAGAGCTTCTTCTCGCGCCCGGTCCGCAGCTATCCGCCGATCTACTTCTTCGGCGTCAAAGCCTTCGCTTTCGATGACATCAGAGCGGGATTTAAGACCGGCATTGATGGCCTCTATCTCAGCCTTGCGATCTTTTAGAGGGTCAACCCAATCCCATTTTGGCGGGATCCATTTGGCCGGAAGATATAGCCCCGGGCTGGTCGTAAAATCAGTAATGCCCAACGCGCCAGACAGCACAGCGTTTTCCATCCAGCGTCGCCATACCGGGCGACACATCTGAAAGATCATCACGTTGTGCTGGAACTGCTCCATGCGTCGGCGGAACTCGAGCTTGCCTTCGCGTAGGCTTGAATAATTGGCCTGACGCAAATCACCGGTGACATTGGTATAGGGCACACCCATGGCAGAGCAACAGGCCAGCAAGGTTCGGTATTGGAAGGCTTCGTAAGATCCGCCAACATCGGCAGGGTCAGAAAACTTGATATCCTCACCCGGCAACAACAACTGCATGGTACCAGGCTGCAATCCCAACAGTGCCGCCCCGTCATCATCGCGAGGAAGACCTTCTTCACCCATGACATCTTCCGGTGCCGGGCGCGTAACAAAGGCGGCAAACATGGCCGCGACTTTTTTGCGATCCAGTTCCGCATCATCATATTGATCGAGCAGCCACAGCTTGGCCATGGCTGGAGCCAACCACGGAACCCCTCGTATTTGTCCTTCGGCCACCGGGTTAAATATATGAAGCACTTGATTGGCCTGGACACGAACACGGGAGGTGCCAGTTGGTTGGCGAACATCGCCAGGAGAACGTCTTAGAAAATGGTAGGCAACGCGCCTGCCTAATTTGTCGAATTCAACACCGAAGATGACCTCGTTGCCATTGGGCAAGGTCTCACAGTGCGATAATGGCAATTGCTCAGATGGCAGCAGCTGAAGTTGAAGTGGAACGGACAGCCCGTCCTGAGACCGTCGGGACCGTAACCGGAAAAAACATTCCCCAGCCTCAAACACGGCGCGCGCCGCCATGGACTGGAGGCCATTGAAATCGGTTAATCCATCCGCGTCCGCCTCATCGGTCCAGGCTAGCCACAGTCGTTGAATGCGATCCTTGAGCTCGGCATCTTCGACCAGGCTGGATGGCTTGATGCCAGCACCAATGGAATGGGCCGCAAAGCTTGAGGCCGCGTTGGATGCATAAGGGTTGTTGCGGACAAGATCGCGAGATCGAGCGCGCAGGACATCACCACCTTGTCGAACGGCGGCATTAATCCCTTCAGATCCTGATCGCCACGTCGACAAGCGTCGGGCCATTTGCGCGCCTTCAAAGCCCATCGCCCTGATTTGGCGGATTTTTGAACGCCCAAACAGGGTGCGTAAATTTTGCAAGAACGGCATCGTTTAATAGCCCTTTGAGGAAAAGGTTCTGATCTGGCGAACAGGTTCTGTGCCGTTAAGCTTCGAAAGCTCACGCTCAAGGTCTCGAATGGCCGCGACGATTTCACTGTCGCCCCGGTATTCGATGGTTTTGCCGTCATAGCTGACCCGGGCAACGCCGCTGGCACGTTGAGACTTCAGTGCCTCAATCTTTGCCGTAAGTTCTTCCGTGGTCGCCATTGTATTACCTGTTCATGTATCCGCTTGTGATCACCCGGCGGTGTGAGGCATGCGGCCTTACAATTTGACCACCATGTCGGGCCTCGAGGGCTTCCACGGGCTCAACGCAGAGATCATCACCGGCGTGAATATTCAATTGATCTTCTAAATGTT